TTAGAGACCAAAACTGATTGATCTGGAGCACTTGGCACTGTCGTTGTAGATGCTACTGATATTGGCGCACCAGCACCACCTGTACCTCCGGTAACACCGGCAAATTTAGCTCGTGCGGCAATTAAATCGTCTGCGGTTACTCCGTAAGTACGCATCGCATCAGCTACTTGAACCGGCGATAGTCCTTGGTTAAGTGCAGTTGCTATATTTTCGTAGTACTTAGCTTGCCCAATACCACCTGGGGCACTAGCAGCCGCAAGCCCACCTTGGGAAGGTGCGGTAAACCCTGGCGTAGCATATGAAAGCGGTGGTGGAGCAATAGAGGATATGCCTTTATTTGTGGATTGAATATTTAAATAGTCTGGGCTACTCGTTAAAAACGAGGCATATTCCGAAGCAGATTTAAAAGGCGTAGCACTTTTCTGTTTTTCTTCAAAATAGCTTCGTTGTAGTGGGGTAGGAGCAGTACCAAATAACTGAGCATAAATAGCCGCAGCGTCCGAGTACGGTAATCGACTTTCAGTTGTGCTTTCTTTAGCAGCCGTGGAGTATGTCTTTGGTTCGCTAATCCCAGATTTACCAATAGTACGAGTAATAAGTTCTAGAGGAGTTGCTTTAGCTTCTGATAAAAGCTGGCCTAACCCACGCGACGTAGCTAATTCTGTGGGTGCTTGATAAAGTTCTTTAAATCCATAGGTTTTAGGATACGAAGATTGCCCTTGCGTTTGGGCTTGTACATTTTGTAACGCCGATAATCCTGCACCTTTAGCCTGTTCTTGCCCTTGCGTAGCCACACCTTGATAGACGGTTGAAGGTTTTTCAGTTGCTTTTGATGCTTCCGTAGCTAATCTTGCTTTTTCACTTAAAAGATAATTTTTAAACGTATTAGCATCTGTGTAAGGATTAGTACCTTTTTGATACGCATTAAAATTATTAAGCTCATTAGCAGTTGGATCACGACCAAATACGCTTTTAAAAGTAGCTATAGCAGTAGTTTGATCTAATGGTTTTATAGCTGTTGTGTTTGCTGTGTTTGCTGTGTTTGCTGTGTTTGCTGCTGTTGTGTTTGTTGTTGTTGTGTTTGCTGCGTTTGCTGCGTTTGTAATTGATTTAAGATAATCGGCGTAACCAGTAGTGCCTTTTAGATAGTTCTCAAACGCGGTGGTCGATGCCAAACGAGGGTCGTTTGCCCCTATCGATGCAAAGTTTCTAAGTTGTTGTTCGTTTGGAGCTTTACCAAATAATTTTTGAAATACGGCACTTGCATCAGCGGTTGAAATGTTTTTGTTAGCCACTTGGGTAGCAGTATTAACAGCAGCAGCGTTATCAGTAACGGCTTGAGTTCCGCCTAAAAAATCAGGAATATTTCTTGGGCTTGTCTCGCCTTCTCCATAACGCTCTGTATCAAAATTGTATTCTCCGGCGTTTTTGAACGAATAAGGCGTGGCTCCCATCGCTTGTGTAAATTCTAGGCTTGATGGGCTTACATCCTTGAACCCTTCTTTTGCCCTATCAATAACACCCTGTTGTTGATTAATATAAGCCTCTTGTCGAGCAATAGAATTTCTCATGTACTCAGGTGTCATCCCGCCTTGAACAAGAGATGGATTCTTCTCAATAGCCGCTAAATAATTTTTGTCGTTTTGAAGTAAGCGCTGCTTGCTATCTAAATTTTGCTGCGCGTTGTAAGCACGCAAGATATCGTTGGCTTGCGTGGAATTAATTTTTCCTTGAGCTATATCTTTAGCAAGATAAAACTCTTTGACAGCCTCTTGTGCATCATCATAACGTGATGCTTGATAAGACCCTGGTATAGCCCCTAACTGATCAGCGTAAGAACCAAGGTGTTGCATTAGCGTTGTCCAGTAATCCAACCCACCGCCAGACATACTAAGAAACTGCATGGCGTCACTGACTTGCTGCGCGGCATTTGGGTCCATACGCTCTCTACCGGCAAACAAATCGCTTATAAGATTTTCTTGTGTGTAAGGGCGATAGTTGGTGAGATTGCTAGTTGTCATGATTACCTCAAGCGGTCATCCAGACCATTGTTGCAATTACAGACGGTATAGCTGGTCTAGTTGGAGAAGAAGGGGCTGTGTAATGCTCTAAATAGGTACCCACATCAGTCGTACACCACACAATCTCAACATAGTCACCACTTTTAAGGGTTAAGAAAAAGTTGAGGGCCGCAACACTGTGGTACGGGTCACCTACGCCTTTACGTGGCGCAAGACCAAATCTTGTGTTTGAATCTGTAATATCAGTACCATTTTTACGAAACCAAATATCAATGTTTTGAGACGCGTTAGTTGTATTAACAAGTTGACAACTGAACTGGATGTTGTACGTACCTGAAGTATCGACGTACATTCTTGAATTACTACTAACTTCCACCCCTACAGAATAAGACGTTGTGTTAAACGTCATAGGATAAGCTATTGTCGTAGATACTGCTATCTGGTCGGTTGTATCATAAAAAGAACCATATGGCACTAAAAAATTATCAAAACGGTTAAAGTACAAACGTAACGCACGGTTAAGCTCATTCTGTTGCCGTACATCATATTGAGGCGTAGATAGCGGTAATGCTGGAGATCTAAATGCGAAATAACCCATGCTATCGTTTTCCGTCTGGGCGTACGTCAAGACGAAGCGAACCCAACTGCCATTGCACTCCCAAATCTGTAGACTCAACCTTAAGCGCCATTTGTCTACCACGAGCACGGATAAACACCTGCTCTGTGTACTGGTCAATCGTTGCGCTACTGGAAACAACACTTTGAGTATCAGACGCCGTGTTAGCGTAGGCACTTCCTGAGAACCTCTTAGGACGCATGGTCATCGTTACAGTTGGTGATGCGGCTGTCGATTCCGTAAAATTAAAGTCAGGCAGCAAACGTCTGGTTAGCATGAACTGCTCCCCATCACCCAAATCAAAATCAGAAGACTGAATATACGAAGTCATTGGGGCATCACCGTCATTTACCCCATATTCATGTAAGTATTGATACCCGATAGACGCGCCTTCTTCAGTAACGCAAGCAACCGGATAATCTCGCAGTGCTGTGTCTAGCCAAGCTGTACGTACAATCTCACCATAATACCAAGCGTTTTCTAAGTGATTAAAAATAACGTACCGATCATTCCACGTTGAATTTGCACTAGGGTAAAACCACCAAATTTCAGTAAACCCTTCGTTGCTTCCACAAACAATTTGGTCGGCTTGATTCATGTTAATGTCTTGATAGACATACTGACGTAACGTGCAAGGCAGCGTTTGCACCTGACCTGAATAGACATAGAATTTATCCTGTCCCATCCAGTACGTAACGTTATTAGCTGAAGCTACAGCTCGCGGCCCCATGATAGATATGTTGTCAGCAAGTTCTTGTAGCCCAAATACATCAGTTGTGCCCAGATACTGCAATGAATAGAGACTAGAGTTTGTCCATACCAAAATTTCTTGGCGTGTTGCTAACGCACGAACTATTCTAGAACCACGGGAAACTCTAATAAACCCAGCAGAAGTTGTTGCTGAAGGAGTCCAATTTTGCGGCTCGTCTTGATTGGCCCAACGAATAAGAAGGGGATCGTAGTCTGTAGAAAGGCCACCATAAGGTTGGCACCCAAACGCCAGAAGATGTTTATCATTCTGGGATACTAAAGTCTGCATCGCCGCAGTTGGTACGTCAGATGCGCCAGAAAGTGAAGATAATAAAACTGCTCGCGCACTAAGCGCTGTTTCCGGATTCGTAAGCGTACCCCGTTCCCAGTAATAAATTTTACCGCTACGGATATTCATCACAAGGTCGTTGTCAAAATTGTCAAACCACCAATCACGTTGCTCCAAATTTATAGGCGTAGACCCGCCTAATCCCCACGCATAACTACCATTCCAAGCGCTTGCGCCCCATCCATAGCCATACGTATCAGACACATATCCTGAAGTGACTCCGTATTTTGCAGTTACCGCCCCACCACCGTTTCCCGAGTCGGAAGAATTAGCTGTAATTAAAACAATTTGATCTTTGTTGTTGTTTGATCTTGCTTGTATAGTATATGTATTAACCCCAGTCCTAGTTATTTCATAATCTTGATTAAGTACAGCGGCAGTTATATTCCCGCCCAAGCTAGCAGCCCCGCTAAAAGTAACAAAATCTCCAGTATCCGCACCGTGTGCGTTATCGGTAACTGTAATGGTCGAAGACCCGTTAGTAGCAGCAAAAGTTGCTGTATTTGTGGTTGTAGTACGTAGCGGTGTTATGTTGTAGTACTGTCCGCCAGTCTCGATATATACGTGATTGTTTGTACCTAAAGCTAAGAAATTGTCGCTGAAAGAAGTGATCCAGTTAAATAGCTGACGGCAAGTACCAAAGAAGAAGTTCGGCGAATACTTTGCCCATCCACCTAATTTTTGTGGATACCCTGAGAAGAATCTAACCTTGTCGCACTCGTACCAACCACCTTCGCCGGAGTAGCTCGTTTGGTCGCGGTTGACCCCTGGTCTAAAATTTAACTTGAGGAATGGCATCTTTTACCTCATCAATGCGGCTTCGGCAGCGCGGCGGCGGGTAAGACCAGGAAGAACTCGACCCGCAGCTTTATTCCAGAGCATACATTGGTCTGCTGCACCATCCCAGTCCCCCGCATCAATACGTTTCTTGAACGTAGAAACCCGATAGTTCCCTAAGCCGCAATTGTAAGCCCAGCTTGTCACGGCGGCAATGCGTCGGGGTAGTGCGGTTTGAATCTTTGGGGACATCTTAAAAAGCCCCCTGACAAAGTATTCAACATGGTGATCCAGCGCATCTTCACATTGCTGCATCGTCCAGATTGTGCCGGGGTTAATATCAGGGCCGGTTGCACCCCAACCGATTGTCCAAGGATGCCCACGGGTTCCGGGGTCGGGATAAGCCGTTACACGTCCGTCAGGCAAACGCTTTGCCAGCCCTTCAAAGGGCTTGATTAGTACATCCTTGCAAAGTTTCTTTGCCTCATTCATTATGATTTCTGGTACTTTTCCACGCTGCGCCCAACGAACCAAAACGTGATACACATTGTAAATACACCAAAATCATCTTCATCCCAACACTTGGCTACAACTTCTTTCCAGTCCGCACCCGTCTGAAATGCGATAACAAGCGCAGCCGCCTTGACTGCCGCATACATAAAGAACAAAGCCCAAGTAATACCCGGACGCACCAACGCTGAGATAGCAGCCACAAACCAACCCGCTGCCTTAGCCGTTTCAGCTTGCTCTTGAAACGCAGCTTTGATGGTATCCATCTGCTG